TGGTCATCTCTTATGGCATCTTTTACTTCCGGTTCTTTTTTTACTACCTCTTTTGGCTTTTCATTTATAACAGTTACCTGTTCCTGTGCTTCGGTAGTTTCTTCGACAACTTCTGGTTGTTGAACCTCTTCAACTTCAACTCTTGGTTCTTCTTTTGGTACATCGACTTTATTGTTGGGTTCTGGTTTTTCTTCTTGAACGGCATCTTTTTTAGGTTTTAAATCTACTTTACTTATGTTATCTATTTTACCTAAATTCTTAGGTTTTGGTTTTGTTCTTTTGGAAGGCATTTTAAACGTACCTTCTTCTGTGACTTTTTCTTTTGCCATGATATAATATAATATAAATTAATAATTATGATTGACTTAACATACTTTGAAACGGATCTTCTAAATCATTTTGTACCGCTGGATTTTCAAAATCTATCGCATCACCCATTTTTTGTTTTTGATTAGCAATTGCACTTTGTTGAGTGCCTATAATTCTTGCTCGTTTATCTTTACGTTCTTCAATATCTTTTTCTCTTTCTTGTTCTCTTTGAACCTTCTGTTCGCCTAGCTGCATATTATAATTAAACTCTAATTCCATCAACTGTCGTTTAATTTGAGCTTCAGCTTCCATTTTTTCTATAGCAAATTGGCTTTTAGCTTTTTCAACCTTAACCTCTGTATCAGCTATAGCTTCTCTTTTCTGAGCTTCTGCAAGAGCAGCCGCTTGTTGAGACTCTGTATTAGCCTGGGCTTGTGCTTGAATATTTGCTTGTGCAGCAGCTTGAGCGGCTTCAGCAGCTTTCTTACGTTTAAGCTTAATCATTTGATTAGCTAACTTAAGATTATTTATCTGCCTAATGTCTATAGCATCTTCTAGATTTATACTACCACTTTGTAGAGCTGCTTGAATATTTTGTTCTAATTGTTCTTTTTCTAACTCATCAGGAACTAAACTCAAATATAAGCCATAATCATATAAATGCATATTAACCATGTCGTCTAATTGACCCACGTTCCAGGTTGATATACTATTTTTAAGAGCTTCATTAGTTAATTCAAACTCTATAGAATCAGAAGTTCTATTTACTATATTTTCACATGTTCTTACAGTTAAATATAAGTAAGAATTTAAAATATGTTTTGTAGCTGTATTTGAATTAGCAGCTGCTAGTTTTTGTAATCCTACAAGTGAATCAGAATTAGGCATACTACCGTCTCTAGCTTCGTTTAGTCCTGTTACATCTCTTATCATTTGTAGATAATATTGATAAGTAGATATAAGTGATTGTATCTTACCTTGGCCAGAGCTTGATTGTAGTTCTTGTATTGGAATTTTTCCAGGGTTTGGATCACCCTCAGTAGTCATAGATCTACCTAATATACTACCAGTTTGAAAATACATATTTAAAGCTTCTTGAGGATTATACCTAGTTCCATTACCTAAATCAACTTCTGCTAACCCATCAACATCTAGATAAACACCATCAGGTATTAATTTAGAAATTACTTGCTGTATCTTCAAATGAGTTAACTGTATCATATCAGCAAAACCCATCATTCTACTTACTAAACTTTCTATTCTACCCATATAAAGCTTAGGTGCACATATAGTATAGTTCATGTTGACTTTAACCAAATTAGACTTTGGTCTAGTCATATTCTTACATAATTCCCACCTTAGTAACTCGTCGTAACCTAAAATTTTAGCACCACTATATAGTACTTCTATAGATCTATTAACTTTATCAAAATTTTCGTTTGCTTCTGGATCAAATGTATCTGGTTTTTCTAAAGACTTTTCTAAACCTGTAGCTGTTTTCTTTATTTTAAAAGTTTGATTACTGTAAGTTTTATATTCAAAGTATAATACGTATATTGCATTTCCATCATTTCTACCATTCCAGTTGTAAAGAAAGTTACTATTACCTTGGTATCTTTGAATTCTTTCCAGATCAGAATCTGTAAGATGTGGAAATTCTTTTTTAATCTCTGCTAATGTAATATTTTTAACTTCACCAACATACCACATATCTTCAAAGTTTGGATCTTCAGTGTATGAATATACCATTCTAGCAGGGTCAACGTAATCTACTGTAACACCTTCTGCTCTATTCCAGTTAGTTTTAACAGCACCTATACCTAGCACAACTAAGTCTTCTATTACTCTTCGTTTAGTTAAATAATATTTATTAAATTCTAAAGTATTTGTTATAGCTTCTTCACATGCTATTTCACTAGCTTGTTTGTAGCTTAACTGCATATGTAGGTCTAATTCTTCTTGGTTCTCAGGTAGTTCGTCTGGTTGCTCAGTGTTAAATAAATCTAAACCAACATCTTGTTTTAGTATGTTTAAAAATTTTTGAGCTTGAATGTCTCTTAAAATATCTTCAGCGTATTTAGATCTTTGTTTTCTTGACTCTGGATCTCATCATAAAGCTTATCATCCATACCATTAACAACTATATCTACAAACTTAGGTATAATCGGAACAGGTTTCCAATCGAGGTTAAGGTAGGATAAATCACCATTTATAGCTAGCTCATCTTTATACTTTTGAACAGGTTGTTCAGCTCTAGAATATAGTCTTCTGTTTCTGAAGTTGTTATAGTTAGTATTAAACCTGTTTTCAACTCCAGATCTAGTACCACTAAACCAGTCACCCTCTATAGCCCAAGCTACTTTTTTACCGTACTCCCACGTTTCTTTAACTGCATCAGGTACTACCTGATCTGGAAACGAACTATTATTATTTGTGTAAATCTGCATTTATTATATTATTTGTGAAATAGATCCTTTGTTATCGTACTTTTTAAAATTCAAAGACACTGGTTGTTTAGTGATTTCCATATTTGGCCTATACCTGTTTTTATTACAAGCCATTAAAGCTAAACCAGAACTAATAGAAGCATCATGTTTTGTTCTATTATTTATATTAAACTTAGCCCAATCGCTTAAAGTTTCTTGAAAATATGTATCGCCATGACCATCTTCAAGTCTACCTACGTGATTTTCTATATAGTGTTCAATAGCTGCAGCGTGAGCCTGTTTAACATCCTCACTTGAGTTAGGTATTCCACCTATTTCTTTTTCAGCTATAGATAATTTATTCCATACTTTATCTGGCCTGTTCATACTAAAACCTCTATAACCTCTACGTTTAAAGTAGTATAATAATCTAGGTTTGTTGTTCTCTGCTAGTATAGGCATACCATAAAAATGACAAGCCATTAATACATCCTCAAAAAATATTTCGGCTGTTTGAGGTCTAGATATATATTCTAAAAAAAAGTGGTTTGGCGGTGCATCTTCCATTGAAAACTTAGTAAGTCCATGAAGAGCACCTTTAGATCCTTTACCATCGACAGTTCCTGATATATCGTAACTATCACAGCCAAACGCTCCAATATGCTCATTACCAGGATATTTAACACCATTTTTTACTATCACTCTATTTTGAAGATTTTTAGGTGGTACCCACGTTATTAAAAATCTACCATCTTTGTTAGGATAAAATGTAACATTAGTATCAACTATACCGTTGTTCCAGCCAAAATTACCTCTTGTTACAGATTTTTCATTACCTATTTCTTCGTTGTAATCTATCTGTTCGTATATTTTTGTAAGATTAAATAAAGTATTTTTATTTTCATCTCTAAAAGCATGTTGCTCTGTTCTTGGAAATTGACGATAGTATTCGTTTAAACCGTCACTATCATTCTTTAATCCTTCAACTTCATTCTCCCAATGTTCTATGACTCCAATGTCAATTGGGATATTGTCAATTCCGATGATTTTATCTTTTGGCGTAGTAAATACAGGTGATCCAAAAGTATCCATGAATCCTTCGTAGTTCCACTCCATAGGGATGAAAAGAGAATAGAGTCCGCTACTTGTTTGTCCGTTTCTATTTCTTTTTGTAACATCTGAATAGTTGTATAATTTTTTGAAGTTGTCTCCACCTTTATCTAATGCGTTTGAAGTTGAGCCCATCATACACTTACCTACGATTCTACGTCCTAGTCTTAATGTAGTTTTTGTAACTCTCCAGTTATTTAATATATTATCAGGTTTTTCCCATTTACCACTTTCATCATGTGCTAGTATCTTTAATTTTTCACCATCATAAGAGTTATCGCCTGTATTCTTCCAGTCAATAGTAGTATCTAAACCTTGTAGTTCAGCTAATTTTATATTATCATCTAATTTACGTCTAGTAAGCTTTGAAGCTGGGACTCTATATGCCAGTTCGGTCTTAGGACGATCCATACCATCTTGGATTGGCTTGAAGAAAAACGGATAGTTAACGGATATCGGGACAACTTTATCTGTGAACATTTTTTTAGCATCTGATCCAGTTTTTGAAAGGATGCCGAATCTAGCGTCTGAAGATATTGTGGCTTGGTTAACAAGTTCTGCGGATGACATGAAGCTAAAGCCACTCCGTCTGTTTTTAAGATAACACATTCCATAA